CTCCTGAAGTCCTCAAGTTTCATGTTTGGTTGTTCTTGACCGCCTTGATAGCAAAATTTACACTTATTTAGACAATGACCCATAATCCCAATATCAATTAGATTTGGGTAGTCCAGCATGAAAGGATCAGGAAAACCGGGTTTCCCAAAGGTGATCTCTTTGCCATTTGCTACATTAAAAATAATTACATACCGCTCCGTCTCAACAATCTTCTTTGTTCCAACCCTTCGTGTAATCATCTTCCCTCCTAATAAAAGATATCTGTGGTCAATACCAGCAAAATAAATCCCCCCGCTGAAATAAAAATGATACCGACTAAGTAGGCTGCTCTTTCAAGAGTCTTCCTGTAAGCCCTAAATACTAAGTAGAATCCAAGCCAAACTCCACAGATTGATATTAGGAAGAGGAGACATCTGATAACAAGCCAAAGATCAACGTCGTACATGATTCCCCTCCTAGTGTGTTGACTTTTCTCCCTCCCCATTTTTCCATGATACACTAGCCCCTAATTCTTCAAGAAACATGATACTTGTAATAATTTGCTTCTTCGCTACAACTCTTAATTCCTCCGTATCTTTTAGATTTTTAGTAATTAGTATTTCACACAACTTTTCAACTGCTTCACGTGGGACTTCTGGGAAAATATTATCCGTAATACTATTAACATCATTCATTTAGATCTCCTATCAGTTTTTTGTTCCATAGTCCTAAAAAAATTCCCGGCTCTTGACAAGGAGGTTAACTGAGGTTCGTACCGTTCAAACAGCACAGTCCTCACGTTTTTGAGATAGGGCCAATCTCAAAGAGCCGGGAAACTTATAAACAATTAAAACTACAACCACATCACTTTAAAATTAATATATATAGTTATTCAACTTATTAATGAATCTGACCCTCCCATTTATTACATAGCAAAGAACAAATAATAAATGCCAACTATCCATGGAGATAGCGCGAATGATGTTAAGAAGAGTTATCGAGCAACTGACTGCTGGCGGCCCAAGAGCAGGGGTCGGCAAAACAGATGCTTGTACCTGTGAAAATAAGACATGCGAGTTATTTGGGAAACCAGTTTCTCGACAAGAAAGCATACCATGTTCGGTGATGAAGTGTACATCATGTGGTCTCTCGTTGGTAAATATTGAGGATGTTGGAAGTAGATATGAGCAAAAGATTTTAAATAAAATAATATCCAAAATTAAAGAGTATGAATCTATTTTCCCTATGGACTGGCCTTATGAAAAGAAAAAGAAAAAGGTCCTTCGTGTTCCTTATCCGAATGAGCAGACTGTTATGAGAAAGAAGAGAGTTCTTGTTGATTTGGATAAAACTCTTCACCAGTATTCTAAGGGTTGGTCTGATGGAACAGTTTATGATCCACCCATAGCAGGGGCACGAGAAGCAATGAATGAGTTAAAAGAAAGGGGATACGAAATTGTAATTTTTTCGGCAAGGACAGGAAAGTCTAAGCCCGACTGGAAAGAACAAGAGCGAATGGTGAGAGAATGGCTTATCAAATATGATATTCCATTCGATATGATAACCAGTGAAAAGTTACCAGCTGAATTTTATATTGATGATAGAGCAGTCAGATTTGAAGGGAACTGGGCTGCGACTTTACAGGTAATAAAACAATTAGAATCAATGATACAGGTTGACTAAGGAGGATTTTCATGAAATATTCGTTTGCAGAACTGGGACAAAATGTGCTCACCAGGCGTTTTGGCGGGACGACAGTTGGTGTCGCTGATCCTTACGTCACTGGGTACCATTTTGTTTGGTTTGATAAGCTCCCACCCAATCTACCAAATTATACTACTGAGATGAATAGCGGACTGGAGAATCTGAATGATATTAGGTATGTATTAGCAGCCTCATGTCTGTCAGTTACTCCTCCAGGTGGGACTTTGGCAAAGGTGGAGTTCACCGGTCTAGGTGGAGTCAAATGGGCAGTTCCTGGTAACATTGACTATGGAAACACAGTTTCAATTAAGTTTCTTGAGTTCAATAAAACTCCAATCCTAGATATTTTTCACGGTTGGACGAAGTTAATTCGTGACTACAGAACTGGTGTTACTGAACTAGAAGATGGTCAAGATGGTGCTGGTTACACCAAAGCTACTTATGCTGGTTTGATCTATTACTGGACTACAGCTCCAGACGCAAAGACAGTTGAATATTTTGCATGCTTCGATGGATGCTTCCCAGCAAAAGATCCACAAGATCTGTACACCAGTGACGTTGAGACTGTTGGAAAACTCGAAGTTGAGATTGAGTTTAACGTTGACTATCAATGGCATGAACCATGGGTCAAAGATAAGATCGTTAGTACCTTTATCCCAACTATCGCTCAGAGTAAAATCACAGTTGATGCATATGGTGAAAAGCAATCCGGATAAGTTAGGAGGATAATTATGTTTGTTGAGACAACAAATGTTCAGAACTCTATACTTTTCCTCGGTACTGCAAGGGAAACTCTTTCAAATTTGATTGAGCAAACTGAGCTAGAGGAAAAGGAAAGTCTGAAGAATCATATTATGAACGAGGCCTCAGACTTTGAAATTCTTCATGCCATTGTGTATGAAGAATTTCCGGCCCTAGATGTTAAGTATGATGTTTTCGATGAAATGGTTCTTATGAGTGAGTTTAAGAATCTAATTCTCGAAGACTATTTTGGCATCTGTAGTGTAGTAAATGAGGATATTATAAATGAGTTTATACACACTGTGGATACAGTTACCCCTTATGGTCTCTCGACTGCTCTTCCAATAATTGAACACACAACCAAGACACATTTTTCATTTGATGAAGTGAAATTTTGGACGAGACTTGAAGAGCACTATACTACAGTTTTGGCTGAACAAGCAGAAGATCCATTTGCTGCGGCTAAAGGGATAGACCCTGCTAAGATAAAGGCGGCCATTGCTGCTGTCGGTGCAAAAATTGCTACAGGAAAAGAAGACATTAAGAAGCTTGCAGTTGCCGCAACAAAGAGGAAAGAGGCTCTAAAAGTGGCCTTGGCAGACAAGGATAAAGTACAGATAACCAAACTTCAAGGTGCTTTACAGAAGTCTAATCAGAATTTTCGGGGTGCTGTACAAACAAATAAGGATCTGATAGCCAGACAAAGTAGCCTCAAACATAGTCTAAGACTAGCATACCAGAAAGCTAGAGCAGGAGCTGGTGCTACTGCTGCTGCTGCTGGTGCAAAGACTGTGGCTGCCTTGCAGGCAGTTGGGGCAAAGACTGGTGCTACTGCTGTGGCCACAAAGGTTGCTGCTGCTGGTGGTTATACACTAACACCTGCTGCTGCCGCTGCTGGCGGTGGGGCTGCTGTTATAATTGGTGGTGCTGCTCTTGCTGCTTTACTAGGTTATGCTTCAGTTAAGACTTACAAGAGACTGTTTGGCAAATGGGCAAAGATGTGTGCTGGCAAGAAGGGTGCAGAGAAAACTGCCTGTATGAAGGAAGCTAGATCCAAAGCACTGCAGGCACAAGTTGCTGATCTCCAAGCAGCGTTGAAAGTATGTGCTGATTCGAAAGATCCGAAAAAGTGTTCCAAGGGAGTTGCTGGAAAACTTGGAAAGTTAAAGGCAAAATTAGTAAAAATCAAGTAGAATCTATAGAGATTAAGAAAGGAGATCAAAGATGCCGTTTAAGGGATTTGGTGTGGCGTATCCTGAATACGAGGTTGTCACACCTCAAACGAAACTGTCATTTCATGTGAAGTCACTGAATGTCTCGGAAGAAGAAAGACTTAAAGGAAGTCTAGTCACACCACAGAAAGTTACAGAACATTTAAACAGATGTCTTTTTGACTCGATTGTCAAGAAGCCTGAAAAAGTCAAAAATTTCAAGTCCTTTCTGACAAGTGTGACACTGAAAGATAGAGATGCAATTTTATATGGTCTCTATCACATTACTTATGAAGAAATAAGAAATTATGATGTTAGATGTCTTGCTTGTAGAAAGATGTTTCCGGTTACAGTTCAGGCTTCTAGTACATTTAGTATTAATATGTATCCGGACAATGACGTATTAACGAAAAGAGTTAAAGTTCCACTTCCAGTGACTACAGGCGTCTCAGCAGTTATCAAACAACCAACACTACAAGATGAACAAAACTTAATGAGAGAACTTGCTGGAATTAGTCTCGATATAATTACTGAAATGCTAATTCTCGACAAATTTGAGCAAGACTTCGTAGAGGCCAAAGAGCCTAAAGTCTATAGTGAACCTCAAGATATAAGAGATGCATATATGTCTCTTCCAGCAAAAGATAAAAGGGCTATCCATGACAGCTACTTGGAAGAATTCGGTCAATATGGTGTTGAACTAAAAATGAGAGCTATGTGTACATTCTGTGGCCAAGATGAAATAGTTGATGTTGATCTCGTTGACAGCTTTTTTCGTATGGTATTCGGAGCATGACCAAATCGCAGAGTATCGTAAAACTCTAGCCAATAACATCTACGCTTGTATGGAAATGAGCGGGATGTCATACTCCGAAGTCGCTGCCATGCCCGTAAAGAAACTTTTTGACTACCTCAAATGGAAGTCAGACCTTGAGGAAGAAAAAAGAAAGTTAATGAAAGAGGAGGTCAAGAAACTAAAGTAGAGGGAATTAGATGTCCACATTAATGGAAAAGTTTCAAAAGTCTGTAATTGGTTCAGGAGGAAAGATAGCAGACTATACGGCTAAGATAGCTCCATTTGGAGACTTCTACCGTGTCGAAGACTTACAAACTATTCTAACATCTTGGAATAACATACTACTCACTCCAACTCGGACATATACATATGACCCTGAGTTCGGTAGTGATTTATATAGATATGTATTTGACCCACAAGATGATGATACAAGGCAAGAGATCCGAGATGAAATTCTGTACAAACTGAGACGTTATGACGACAGAGCACAAATCGTTGATTTAAAGATTGAATATTTAACAGGTCAAAAAGGTTTTACAGTTAGTATTGTCGTTGAGTACGAAGGAGAAAGAGGTGGAGTATCATTTGAAATTGACGAGTCCTTATACTTCAACATTACTGGGATTGAATAATGAGACTATACTATCACGTTTATAAAAATTACAAGGGATTATTCAAAAAGAAACATAAAGGTAATACCCAGATGTTTACTATTCCCCATATCCCTTCTAATCAATACTTTACTCATGGAGTTATAGTCGGAAGAATGAACGCACCAGGTGAGGAGTATGATGGTGCTCTCACTTTTATGACTATAACAATGGCCGAGATGTCAAAGATGAAGCAGTTTGTTGATGGGCTACAAATGGAGTTAGGAAAGAGTTATGAATTAGTTGAAGTTACTCCGGTTAATGTAACTGATCAAGGTGACTTGAACTACCTAGTGAAGGTTTTAAAGAAGGGGCCACATATTAAGTCAGACCTTGACATTATGTATGCTGATCATGCAACTAAGAAACTAGGACGAAAAATGTTTCTGATTAAGGGGGTCATTGATCTCTATACTGATAAGGTCAAAACTAATCAGTTGGGTATGGTTGCAATGAAAAAGATGGCTTTTCTTAGACGACCAAAAGTTGGAATGCCGAGGGCATAATGACAGACTACTTACAAAACTATCAGAGATTGTACGAGTACATCCACGAGTATCAGAGCCTCGTATATGATATTTATAGTAAGCATGCCCCCAGATTTCTTATAACTTACTATAACATAAATAGAGAGACTACAATTTGGGAAGACGAATATGTCTTCGGTGGGTCTTACGAAAGAATTGGTGAATTAACTGGAACGAGGTGGGACAAATATCTTCTTCTTCCAATATACTGGACCGATGAAGTAGCGACAGCATTTTCAGGTGAAGATATAGGTTACATAAAGGAAGGAGAAACATATATTACACTTCCAAACACCTACAACATTACACCATATCCTGGAGATTTGGTTAAACTTGAGCAGGAATACTTAAGGCCAGTCAATGATGTCTACCCTCTTTTTATAGTCACAAATGCCGAAGTATCGGCAAACACAGATAGGAGATATTGGAAACTAAAAATTGAAGTTAGAGAAAGTGAGACAACTACAAATGCTGACGAGCAAGTTTCTCGAATACTTGCATTTTTTGAATACACGAAGAAGATCTATGAGATTTCTGATGCTGCCTTTCTAACAAAAATGCTTACCAAAAATGAAACACTTAGAGGAAGACTAAGAAGTCTCTTCGATGAAAATAGTGGTTTCTATTTCGTCGGAGATGGAGCAAATCCAGGAGACTGCTAAGGGGATAAATTAAATATGGCTAATGATACAGTTTCTTCTACCGGTGCTTCAGAAACTACAATTTCTAGTCAAGTATACCTTTCGAGAGATAATACAAGAGAACAGATTGCAAATCACTTGAAAACATACTTAGAATTAGAAAATGTTGATCTGACCAAATCGTCCTTCCTTTCTTTTATTGTGAATATAATATCTACCCTAACTGGTAATATGATGTTTTACCAGATTTCCGCATATAGAGAATTCTTTCTAACCTCTGCCCAACTAGATGAATCTATTTTCAACCTCTCAGCATTTCTAGGTTACAATACTAAAGAGGCTATTTATTCAGTAGCTAATGTTTTAATCACAATGCCTTTTGGTTTTCCAGACGCCACTACTACATTTACAATTCCAGAAAACTTTGTATTTAAAGCACAAGAGATAGAATTTCTTGCATACTATAGAACCGATATTACAGTATTAAATAATCAAAACGTTGGAGTAAAAGTAACAGAGGGAAGTAACATTTTTAACCTCCCGGTCAATGTCGATACAACCGCCAATTTTAACTTCAGCTTCGTCCTTCCACTTAGGCAGTTCAAAGTTACCGTTCAAGAATTTCAGGTTGATGAAGATCTGAAAACCTACCAGTTTTCCACAATTGACGTACCTATTGATGGAAAAGTTGCTGGACAAATTGTAGAAGTTAGAGATCCAGGAAGTTCAGGTTGGGACTTGTGGGAAGAGTTTGAAAGTTTGTACCTAATGAGTTCGACAGATAAGGGGTACGTTTCAAGGAGAACTGGATTCGGGAGACGACTATTTTTTGGCAATGGTTTGATGGGAGTACAACCTATACCTGGTTCTACAGTAAGAGTTACTGTACAGGAGACCGAAGGTGCAGATGGAAATGTTATAGCTGGTTCGATTAAGTCAGGAGAGAGAATTTATAACGTAACCGATGCGGGTGTACAACAGATAGTCAATTACTCTGTCATAAATCCAAGCCCAGCAACGGGCGGTGAAGATGAAGAAGATATTGAAGATATCAGAAGTAATGCAATTGCTAATATAAAATCTCTTGGACGACTTGTAACTTATGATGACTACGCCCATACTGATGTTGTACTAACAAGTACAGACGAGGACCTTGTTTCTCCAATCGCACCAAATTCATTAGCAATTCTAAAGAGATCAGACATTAAAGTCAATGAAATAATGCTATTTACTACCCTCTTATATGGCACAGAAAATGGTACAACTGAAGATGATACACTAACAGTAGTTGATCAACTAGTTCCAATGAGAAATGCTTGGTTTACAGTTGACTCCACTGCTCCAATAACTACCGTCTATATAGAGAGAGGAACTGTCATACCACTTGATGGAGTAGACTACTATACTCTATTCGATATATCCACTGACAACATTTATAATAAAGCTGCTTACTATCACTATATTATGGATCAGATTTCTCAAAATCCACTTCTTGTAACTGGTTATGGAGTTGAGTACAATCTAGTTGCAACAACTTTATCTGTTCAAAGGTCTGGTAGCCAGGCAATATTCAGACTCCTATACTCTACAACTGAAGTCGATTATGCTACAACTACCTGCGAAATGAAGATCCTTCAAGACTCTTCAACATATGCAATGGTTAACGATTCAGTCAATGAATACTATGAAGTTATTATTGATCCATATACTGATCTACCAGAGGACACTCTTACAATACAATTTACTCTTAGTACAGTAACTGAAACCTTTGCAAGATATGAAAATGAGTTGGTCTTTAGGCAATCTCTAGATGACTTTATGATATCTAATCTAACAGCAAATGATGCTACTTCACCTACTCAAATTACAATCTATGATGTCCCGGTTATTCAAGCTGAATATTATGATGGAATTAACCAGGCAAACTTTGAATTAATAGTCCTACAAAATATGCTAGCCACAATGGACTTCGTAGACTATAGGATGCTGACAGACTTCACCAACCTTAAATTTGCTCACACAACTGGAACCATGAGCGGTATGCAACGAAATGAGGTCTCTAGGTTTCCAGTAATTGATATTGGACTAACGACTGTGCCCGTTGCGCCATCATTAGGTGATAGATATATTGTCAGTGGATTTGAAGATGGGGCGTGGGAAGGACATAAGGATGACATAGCTGAGTGTTCCGATGCTACTTCTGTTACTTGGATTTTCACAGAGCCCATTACAGATGATATAGTATATGTAACAAATAAGGGCGTGAAATACATTTATACAGGTGTTGGTGGTTGGGTTGTTCCAATATATGAAATTCCACTACAGTTAGAAATGGAGGTACACCGAGATCCTCTTTATCCAGATTCAGCAACAAAGTTATCAAACGATATTAAGGCAGCATTAATTGCAGCATTCACTGATAGGTTTGGGGTTAATGCGACAATCTACCGATCTGAAATTATAGATATAGTTCAGGAAATTTTTGGAGTAAATCACGTTGCTCTCCTCAAACCTGAGTCAAATATCTTCTTTGTGTTCGATCCCTATAAGGATTTTACACAACAAGAATTACTTGAGTATGGGCCAGAGTATATATTCTTTACAGAAGATGACATTTCAATTGCTATATACGGTTAGGAGATATGGAAACATTATACCAAAAGTCAAAAATTAATATTCCAAGACTTAAAAGGTACATGCTACGTACTGTCGGAGATGAGCTGAGTAAGTTGGTTGAACCTTGTCACTACCCTGCAGTCAAGAAACATTTTTATGAAATACTTAGTATGGTTGGGCTGAAGGAGAGAGACATAAAAGAATTTAGAAATAGATTTTATGTTGGGATAGGACCAAAGGCTGGATTACTAGTTAAAGAGATTCAAACAAACTTACTCATATTTACTATGTACGCTGCTTTAAAGAAAAGAGACAAACTACTATTTCAGACAGTATTAACTTATATGGGAATTAGATATTACTCAAACTTAATGCATAGACAAATTCCATATTGTAATCCCGATCTCTTTAAATATGCTCTTGAACATTTAACAAAGACTCATCTCTTTGCTCGTGAGAAAACTATTCCTAGTGCTGTCATGTTCCTATCAAAAGAGATGGCTAAGAAACACATACCACCTATTCAGGAGGCAAATCCTGATAAAATAGCTGACTTTATATTAGCCTATCGACACAGATTATCTCAGAGCATAAGAAGTTTTGCATCGTTATATTACTATGCTGCAAAAGAGGGAGTCGCAATAAAGAAACCATACGAACCTGAAGAAGGTATGGAAGATCCTGCTGAATTACAGAAGATGGAAAAGGCTGGAAAAGTAATTGATCAAATCGTTAAAAAGATAACAGTTTACAAAACCGTAGATAAGAAAGCAGTTGACGAAGCTAAAAAACTAACAAAAGTAAGTTCCGTATTGGCCCAGCAAATTGCGAAAACTGTGATTGATTTGAAATACTCAGATGATATTAAGATGATACTACAACTCTATCTCAAAAATGTGAAAAGTGTAAAACAAATTTGTGGCAAGGATTACTACAATTACGTAAAGAAGTTAATGGCTGTGAAAAGACTTGGGAATCGTGTGAGTTTCAAACAGGTGGTTGGTGATACTTTAATGAAGATAGCCGTTGACTTGAACTATGTTGATAGGTATGATAGGTTTACTACTCAAACTAAGTTTGTTATCAATTTATATCTCGCCTACTACATCACCATGGTCCTAAGAAATTCCGTCTGTTAGAAACCAAGAAAATCCCTAGCTCTATCTATTAAACTATCATAAGTATCTTCAGCTGCCTGTGAAACTCTTGGTGTAGGTGTAGTAGTTGGTTCTTCCCTAGTAGGAGCTCGTTGTACTGTAGTTGGAGTAGGTTCTGTGACTGGAGTAGGTGTATAACCCACTGGAGTCTTGTAGACTTTTTCTGTGGATCCTACATCAATCATATTTTTAGCATAGTCTGCGAGTGTAGGTCTATTACCTTCTGATATATTTGTTTTACCTGCAACCATACTATTATACAGACTACCAATATCCAACCTCACATCTACAATACCCATTCTCTGATTATAAGCAAATGATTGTTGATCCCCCCCTTTTATAACTGCCACATTTCCTATGAATGATGGATCCACTTTAAATATTCCAGGACAATCAATTGCTTGTAAGAAGGGCCAACTGTAAGTCTGACCATCCTGTGTCTGGGGGACTGCAAGAAGTAGGAGAGCAATTATTGGTCCTACGATATATTTCTGAGTGGCCCTTTTATCACCTGGTTTGGGATTGTAGAGCCTTATTGTCAATTGATATGATGGTGTAAAACCACTATTCTTCCATACTTGAGGAAAGTCGACTCTTGCACCAGCCATCATTCTATTGATAAGACCTATGGCTCTTGCTCCACCCGCACCCAACTCATCAGATTTTGCAAGTTCACTCAGTGCTGCTGTAGTTTTTCCCACTCCACCAACAATACCACCACCAACTCTCTCAAGCATTGCCCCAGCACCGCCACCCATTTTTGCACCAATTGTTTGTAAAGTTTTCGCAGCTTGCGAAAGGGCCTGAGTACCAGTACGAGCACCCAACACTTGAGCTAATTCTCCTGCACCCTGACTAGCAATATCAGTAATCTTATTTATAAAACTTTCTCCATATTCATTTTGAAAACTGTCTGTTGGAAAGTTGTCGGCCAGGAATGCTATCTTGATAGAATCTCTTTCAAGTTTAAACCCATGATAATTTAGCAATTCATTATACGGCTTCCATGCCTTCTTAGCTGTATATAGAGACAAACCCAAGGAGAATACCGGAACTTGAGGATATATAGTAGCAACAGGCATTGTATTCTTAATCATATTGTTGCTAACAAAAGTATCGGGCGGAAGTCCCCAAGTTGGAGCTAACGTGATTAAACTTTTATCTCCCATTTAAACTCTCCTTATAAACCTCTAACTACATCATCCATGTGGGGGTCATGATCCCCCCTTTGCTGTCCACCACCACCTTGTGTAATAGCAGTTTGTTGACTACTTATCTGAGTACTGGAGCTGAGATTTGTCACTACGGCTGCAGTTTGATCAGCAGTCTCTTTCATTTCTTTAAGAGTTTTCTTGCCCATCTCAACTATAGGTTCAGTCTGCATAATGAAGTCCATCGCAGCACCACGAGCAAGTGCTACTTTATCTGTAGTAACTCCTCTAGCTTTCTCCATAGCAGCTTGACCAGCTAGAACTGCTTTGTCTAATGCATCTTTGCTCTTAACAGTTCCGGCCAGAGCCTCAAGACCAACAGGTTTAAATTGTGACTTAAGGAAACCTAAGAAACGTTTTTCCCTTTCGGTCCCGTATTTGCTTGGATCAGTAAGTGGCATCTTCTTTCCAGCTACCTTTCCAAATTCAATTCTAGCCCTTGAAACTTGATCGAAACCATATGGAATATACTCACCAATGTGTTGTTCCATAAACTTTTGTTGAGCAGCCTGTATAACCATCCAAGACTCGCTTCCACCTACGCCACCAAAATAATACCTCTTTCTTATTTCTTCCGCTGTTCCGCCAAGAGTTGTCCTCATCCTAGCTCCGTGTACTGCTTCAACTCTTTCTCGACCACGACCACCGGAAGCCTCTTTAGTTCTTCTCATTCCTTCTTCAACTTTTTGCCAATCTGCTGAAATCTGCTCCTGAAACCTTTTTGAACGTTTTTCCATATATGGTTCAACTAGAAATTTGTTTATCGCAGTTCCAATAATAGCTCCAGCAGCACCTCCAAGTATGACAGCTAAGGCTGGCCCACTAAATATTGCTCCTATTATGGCGGGCAGTACCCGCGTTATTAGCAAAGGTATTGCCCGAGCCAATAATGGAATAAGAGTTCTACTCAGAAACCTCAGCCCTATACCACCTATACCACCAATGAGACTTTTAACAAAACCGAAGGCCAACATAATCCATTTTAGTATACCACGACCCATGCCTCTAATCCTTCTACGAACACGATCCATTGAATCTTTTACTTTATCTATCCCTCGAACGAACTTCTTTTGTAAACCTCTCTGATCTTCTAGCAGCAAAGTTTGATCTTGTTGTATCTGTATACCCTCTTCTCTCCACATTGCCCACTTATCTAATCTATTGTAGAGATGATCAACAATATACTCTATCTTTTGCATAGTAGTCAATGGAAGTACCTTGGTTTCTTCTTTTTTCTCAAACAATTTTTTAAATGGGGCTGTTAGAAGCTCTGTAAACCCTCGCTTCTTAGTCCAAAATTCCTTCGTTTCTTCACTAGTCTTTGCACTTCTCTGAACTGCCCATTCAATAGGACCAGTAATAGCTCTTAGCGACTTACCTGCAATAGACCATCTTCGCCTTTCAACTTCTTCAATTTGTTTGTAATCTCTGCCGGTTATTACACCTGATATATCTTGTAGAGCTTCAGACGATGCTCTAGCATGAGCAATTACTTTGTCAGACTGATACATCATTCCAGTATAGGTTGTTCCAGCAATACTAACTAAATTTTCAAATGGATTTTTTCCAGTTTTTGGAAGATCGGCCTCATATCCACCCCTTTTTTTGAATAAAATAGTACCGGGTAGTGCGAACACTTTACCGATCACGCCTACACTCCAGAGGAAGTTTCTTATAAGAGGATTCTCATAAAGCATAGTTGACATGGCAATTCTAAATCTATTACCAATACCAATGAGACCAAAGACAAGTCTTCTCTGAAGTCTTATCATTTGCTGTTGCCAAGGTAATTGATATTCTTCAAACGTATCAGCATAAGCGCTTAGGAATGATCTTATCATTCCCTTTCTCTCTTGTGGACCACGTCGAAGGGTATATGTCTCAATACTGTGTTGACGTTTTGACATAGTAGCTAAAAGACGATTAAATATTTTTATTGGTTTAGCAGCAATTTGGACTGCCTCTTCAGCTGGTGCTTTTAACTCATCTATCTTCTTCAGCAAGGCATCAATCGGCATTATAACTTCTGCCTTATGTACTTCCGCTAACCCTCCCTTGCCAATTACACCACCTGCTTGGAGTTTAGGTATTGCCTCCGCTTCCGCTCTTTTCCCTTTACCAAATATACCTTTAACTCTCTCAAAACCTGTAGTGAAAAGACCCTTAAACTTTCCACCAACCGAAGAGATGGCATCACCAAGTGTAGTCTTGATTCTTTGTGCAGCAGATTTGAAGACGTCAGTTTCCATGAATTTGGATGCGAAATATCCAAATATTGGGGAAGCTCGTGCAAGACCCATTGCGACAATGTTTTCTTTCTTAAAACTTATATCTTCACTTATTGCTTTTCCATATTGTCCAATGGCTTCTTTTGTTGCTAGAGCAGTTCCAATGGTGATCTTTCTCGTCCCCACTGCAACCTCTCTAACAACTGCGCTAAGACTTCGAAGGACAGAACTGGTTGCTTTAGAAACTTGTTCAATTCCTTCTTGTGTGCCTATATCTTTTATCTCATCAATTCTTTGTTCAATGCCCGCTTGCATTTTTGCAGCAGCGGCGCTAACTCCACCAATATTCTTTAACCTCTCTTCATACTCTTGCTCGGCAGTTTTCTTTAACTCCTCAGTGGAATCAAATTCATCATCCGGCATTTAGATCTCCTTTTTACTTAAACATTTTATATATACTTGACCTCATCTTTATTTCACTAGATACAGAAATAACCTCAGAGACTACAAATAACTCTTGAATTGGTATAGTGTCACTTACCCCTCCAAATGTAGATTGATATGCCTTCTGGAGAGGATTAAGAATATGTGTATATTTGCTCCTTGCACTCAAGAACATACGAACACTTTTAGAATAAAATTTCAGAATAGTAATATAATCCATCAACCTTTTATCAAACTCTTTACCTTTTAGGCCAGAATATTTTCTTAAATGTTTATTTAAGTAATTGTAATATCGTTTGAGAAGAGCATTAGATAATCCCACTCCAGCAACTCTCTTTTCAATGGAAGCAATGAATCTTACAATGTTTTCCATTTCTTTAACTGGTTTTCCACCGAACTCAAAAATTTCATTGAAGTATGCATAGTAGAACTTATTTAATTCTTTCTTAAAAGCGGAGTAAAATTTAGTTGGTTTTTTGTCTGCAAACATATGAATACATTCGTGAATAGTAATTTCAGATAAGACCTTATTAGAAGCAAAACCCCACTTGTTTATATGATTATCAACTAAGATAATAACCTTCTTGGAACTAGGATCATAAAAACCAGCAATATGTCTTATTGCACCTTTCTCATTAATCACAAACTTTCTAATTTTTCTTACCCCTTTTGTCATCCAACAAGGAATAACTGTTTTCTCCTTAATTAGTTTTCTTATATCATCCGCAACAGGTTTAGTAATTGAAACTTTTGATATTGACTGCAAGAACATAAAATTCAGAGTCTTTGATCCATATAGAGGCTCACCATCTATGCGTGCTACAACATGAGGCGCAACGGGAAGTGCAAAAAATTCTTGCTGAATAACATCGCTCATACTTTTGCTCCTAACTCATGTATGTACCTACTATATCAACAAATGGATCATCAATCTCCCCTTCGATAATTCTCTTTCGTACATCATCTAAAATTTTCTGATTCCTAAATGGAACAGCACTATCCCTATAATTAAGATTCATTATAGCTTCTAGGGAACTTTCCTGTACTCCTGGCATATCAATCATCATTGGTGGATCATATTTACGAACGTAATATGCACACGCAGCAGCGAGTGATAAGTCATCATTACAACCACTATCGGCCTCGACTCTGCCACTTGGTTTACTTATCAAACCAATCAACTCAAGGATCAATCTTTTTGATTTGATACACTCAGGAAATTCACTTATGTAAGAATAAAGAGAATCAATCATTAGTGGCCTTGTCCTTGAGTTTGTATTCAAACCAGGTACAATTTGATCCTTCCCTTTTTTCTCTTTGTACATCATCATCGAGAGGTCAGTATTATTAATTGCTTCAGCAACCTGATTTCCATATGAATTGTTTTCAATAACTATGCAACCAGGATATTGAATACCGGCCATTTTAACAACTTCTGTAAAGTCAGTTACTGAACATTTTCCTTGAAATTCCCAAACCTGTTCAAGAGTTTCATAGTCAAATACTTCAACAGCTGATTTATCACTGCCAAACTCAGGAGCAGTATCAACTCCTGCAATATAAAATCTTCCGGGAATTGGGTCTGAAAACTTCCATATCTCTCCATTGTATAACTTCATAATGTTAATTGGTTCAACCTTTATATCCTGCAGATTCTCAATTATATCAGCATCAAAGAATGAACCTGTCGACGCAATGAACTTAAGTTCCAGCTCCTGTTGAATTTTTCTCTTATCGTGGCCCCAAAGTTCACACTGGGTTTTATACCAGTCTGGATCAGCTGCCAACTGTGGTATATCCCCCCAGTGAATCTGTACTGGTTTAAAAATATCATCTTTACTAACAGCTCTTTGATACCGCTCGTAAAACCACTTACCAACTCCTTGAGTCTTATTTGGAGTAGAAAGTATTACAGTACCAAAGGGGACCTTCTTCTCCCTCGCATTTTTCTGATTCGTCGATAACGCCGGAACCATGCCAGTCCACGCGTCGTCGATAAATTTAATAAATGCTGCTTCATCAATAACGAGGAAAGTGACGGATTTACCACGTAAAGTCTTCTCAGGAGCATTCGGGGCAACCGGCGATGCGAAACATTTACAGCCATTACTTAGTATGAATGTCCTTTCTGTTCTTTTAGTAAACTTAGGAGCCATCCATCTGGGCAACTTATCAATCATGCTCATAATGTGACGAGCGAAATCAGTTGCCTCAGGTGCATCTTTTGAGATGATTCCAATGACTACGTTCTTATAAAATACTACTAACCAACATATCAATGCTTGAATTATAGTTGAAATTCCTATCTGTCTAGATTTTAGAACGAAAATGAAATGTTTCCGGATAATTTCCTTTATCAGTTTTTCTTGCGCGTTGTAGGGAATAAGAGGTACATCTCCCCCAGGCAATTCAATCTTTACATACTTTTTGCAGAAGTAGATAAAATCTTTTTTGCACTTTAAGTACTCGGAGACATACTTCTGAGCGTGGTCTTCGAGTTTCTGTGGATCTATCATCTATTCTCCTTAACGTAGTCGCATCCTACCTTTTTTATTTGTTCTCATTTTTGGGATGAGAAAACTTGCTATATATATTACTTACTAGTAGAGGATTGTTGTAGTTTTTTTAGTTCGGCCAAACCTTAACAGTTCTCCTCGTTGGTCATAATCCTCGCCCAACGAGGAGAAAAAAAAGAAAGAAGGAAAGGAGGTTGTGTAGGTAGAAGCAGAGATTGATTATTTTTTTATTTAGAGGATGTTACCTGAAAGGGGGTTTGAAAAAACCTGGAAGAAGAAGAGAGAGGAAGACTGAATGAACTTGGCAAGGAAACTGGGGTCTGCTTATGACAAAGGATTTACCATCAGTGGAAGGAATGCACATAATCCCGTATTGGAACTCGAAAACTTTGTTTACGAGGAATCAGTGCCCTGCCCTGTTTGTGACAGAGGTATCATCGTGATGCCGCCGAGTACAGAAAAACACACTCTTCCCCTTGAGGGACTATACTGCATGTTGTGTGGCCAACAGTACGAGGTCGCTAGTGTCAACCACATCCACAAAAGAAGGAGGTGGAAATGTTGAGTGTCTTGAAAGGAGAACTCAGCAGTATAGGTAAACACGGCGAGGAATCGCCCGACGAAGACTCAAACATAGTTAATAGAAAGGTGGTGGTAAAAGTATTGCCCATATATTTTAGTTTTACGAGGATGTTATTTTCTTTGTAATAAAGTTATGTTTTCCCATATGGGTGTGGGGGCTGTAAGCCTCCTAACACCATTCTTTTTGTATCTACAGAGTTGGATTAGTTCTCATTAATCGAATAGTTGCTACTGCCTGCCATTCACCTTCTCTGTTAAAACTCAAGTCAGAAGATCTAAGTATATAATTTCCACTTGCGTCAATATTTTCTGATACTTTGACATTCAAGTTTACAGGCTGACCAACATCTACTAGATTTAAAATACGGAGATTTCTCTCTAAAGAAAATCTAAGAGTAGAGAGATTTCTAATTGGTCGAGTAGCACTTGAGATCGCAAATGTATTGTCAGTATCATAACCAGTATGGTCTACATGGAACCTGGATCTAGATAATATGGGACTGTGAAATATTTGAGTGCCTCTCTTAGATATTAAACCATAATCCTTACATACCTCTTCTAAGTCCAAGTTGACAGTGTTATATAAAGTATCTCTAGGTTTTACAATGTAGTTTATATGCCTGGCCTCACTAGCAAACCTAGTATTAGCTGCATAATCGCTTCGCATAAGTTCATAAGTATAGAAGCGTTTCCCATCATTACATTCCTCAATCACCTTACTATTATCATCTCCAGAAACAAGTTGGTACACTATAAATACGTTAGCCTTATTCATTCTTTTATTTAAGTTATAAATATATAATCTATCCCCTCTAAAATTCCAACCCATTGTTCCTTTATAAAATCCGAATGTGTAATCCAAATATTCAATAGCTCTATTCAAACTCACTGGGGGAATAATTACTTGATCAATAGGTTCAGTGTTTAAGTTCTCTTGATCAATCTCTAAAGATGAAAATGTTTCTTTAGTTAAATCTTCCATTATCTCCTGTAGCGTTTTTGCATAGTAAATATTATTTACAAGACCTGATAACGAAAACATCTCTTTCTCTGGAATAGTCATTATACTAAAGTTAGTTCTATCTGGCTGATCGGTTTGGGAGGTTGATCGCTGTAAGGGAAGGGTAAAACCAGACTTAAAATGTACAAGGGTATAGTCTATCTGCTCCTTTGGGAGCTCAGGCTGTGTCTGACCGAGATAACGTATACTCATCTTAATTGGATCTTGTCCATAAATGTAATCTAAAATTATATCTCTCGGGTCGAGAAACATATCAATGGAAATCATTTGAAATGGTCGATCTAGCGAGTTGATGATACGAACTCTAGACACATCCATAGAGAAGTCTTTGTTCTTTATCCTCACCTGAATATCATAACTTCTCGAAGGAACATATGGTCTTTTACCCGGTTCATCTGGCATACTCGATCTCCATGATATTTTTTAAATTTGTTCCGGCAGAAAGACAAAAAAATAGACCTGGCGTAAACCAGGCCATTTTTTTTGGATTTGTAACTATGCTGCTTGTCTAGCTGCTTCTAATGTGGCAACTGCTTCAAACATTTGTGAAGGAATAGTTAAAACACTTTCAGCCACATCCTCCATTAGTATCCTTGCGTTCAGGTTTTTCTCAATGGAGCTAAACCTACAAATGGAGTGAAACAGATTCCAGGAAGTGATATTGTCTGCACCAATCTCTTCTAGGTACATGGAAAGAGAATTCCTACGTCTCTTGCCAACTGAGTTTTCAATTACGTCAAGAACAGCAAGCATATTTTCCTCAGAGACTCTTTGGTTGAAGTTTTCCTCAATAAGACTGATAATGTTCTGAGAAAAAATGTCAATATATGCTCCAACAGCAGTTGACATTCTTGACCTAGAATGCTGATAGTGAACTTGTCTCATTTGGCCAAATGTTTGAAATCCGAAACCGACGCGCGGGTTGCCTTCAGACTCACTGATAGAAATACCAAATGTGATTCGAACAGCCCTTGAACCATTATAGCTATTCGTGACGATGATGTTTGGATATATGTCTCCTACTTCCGGGTGATTTGTAACATTCTGAATCAACATCTCATTGAGCATCATCGTATAGAACTCATTCATAAATGTATGCTCAGTGAAGATTGGTGATCCCACCTCAGAAATTGAATCTCTAATTGAACTGAGGACGGCATCATTTCCAACAAATTGATACCCATCTGATACATATCCAACGTATGCCCATTGCTCTGCATCCTCATTCTCGCGTGGGGTCCTGCGAGTAAACACTCCTAGCAATGGTACTGAAAAATTGGTATTTGTTTTGAGCTCTTGGTACATCACAGAACTATGACGATCAATGTACTGGTATACTCCCTCACTGTGAACAGTTAACCCCATGTCTAACGCTCGGTCCCTAAATGCCATTCTGCCTCCTTCTGCTAAGCATAGACCATCCTAGATTAGGATGGTCTATGCAGTTTAAAAAATATTTTGTATAATGGGATCTACAATATTATAAAGGTCCAGAAAGTTTTTCTGAAGTTCAGAAATTACCTGCCCCCATTTCTCTGGATTACGAACTCCTCCCGTTTTACAGTCATAAGTAATTCCTCTCTCTTGAACACCGCCCTCTCTCCAATTTAAACTTCCATTAAATGTACTTTCTATTATATCTTTATGTTCTTTTAATTCTTCGTATCTTCTAAAATTTAATTCTCCATCCTTCTTATGAATAAACCATATACCAGCATGGCAAAGAGTTTTTGTTACAGCAATTTGATATGCCATACCTATTTTAATATATTTTTTAAGATATATAGTACTTGGATCACAATCACTAAATAAGGAATTCTCTCCATCTATTGAGTTTTTAAATAGATATAGAAATTTATGAGCCTCTTTATAATCCCTACTTTCTGTCCTCTGAAGTTCTCCCCTTTGTTTCTCTTCAATTGTAGGTCCAAATATTATGTTAAATTCTGGAGTAATTGATCCATTATCTTTTTCCTGTATAGTCAGCTGGCACACGTAGTAATTTCTGTGTGGTATGAAAGTATTTAACTCTTCAAGAACTTTAATAAACTCTGGTCTAAATCTTTCGCACACCCATATTGAGCCTACAGCACCTTCAAGTGCGGGATAGGTGATAGCCTTACTATTATGATCATGGTCCATCAAACCAAACTGAGCTTCGAGTACCCACTTACCACCTTCTTCATCCATCATAAGTATGTCTTCCCAAAAAGCGCCAATAGGTTTTTCTCTATCAATTAAAGTAAATTGTCTACCAAAAGGGAGAGTTAAGTAATCAAGGCGGTTGCTAAGCCAGCGAGTAAAATTTCTCTCATTACCAAAAACCTTTTCAGCTTTGAGGTAACCAACAACCTTATCAAATTGGACGTTTTTCATAAAGTCTCAACCCTTTCTGCAAAAACGCGCATATATATCTCCCTTCCATCAAAACGAAACGTTGAGTCTATGTCAGTAACCTTAAACCTACCTTCCAACTCAAAATAATGTATCGCCCTCTCGGGAGTCCAGACACTAGCGTGTGGATCGTCTGGTTCATTAACAATTTCAGAAGTAAGGAGAATATCGTGAGCTTCCCAATTCGAATTTCTTAGATCTTCATCTATTAGCATCCTTGCTAGTACTTGATAGTTTGGGATGATACAATCAATCATACCTCCCATTTCCATTATATTAGCAAGAAGGTAAATAAAGAAAGATAAATCTGCTCTACGAACATGCTCCATAAATCTGTAGACTACAACTCTATCAAACCTCTTTGAGTACCTTTGAAGAAAGTCAAAGATGTCTGCATTACAATGAATATTTTGATATCCCGGCGTAGCTAACCACTCGTCGTGAATCTGTTCAACCTCACTTATCTCCTTTCCGTGGTAGTACACCTTATCTACATTGATTAGCAAGAAATCTCTTTCAATCTTATCTAAGTCCAAAGGCAGAACTTTGCCCGCTGCCACATTCAGAATAGCCGTTTTCATCCTCATCACCTCCTCGGCGGTTTCTGATCGCTCATCACACATTCATATTCCCCTTTCACTTTGTTATAGAAGCATTCAGTACAATAGTGTGGTGTTCCCCTAAGGTCAAAGCATACTCTCAATTTCTTACCTTTGATCTTCTCATAATTCTTTCTATCTCTAGGGGTCATTATCTCTAACATCTCTTTTTCATCTGCTCCATTCATAAGGCAATTATACATTGCCCACACTGACATCTCGTGCGGTTCTATCCACAATGGTTGACCCTCCTGTGCCTATAACATAGTACCCCGGTGACGTTTAATGTACTCATATACCCTCCACCAGTATGGGTCTTTTTTAATCTTCAGTCTAACAAAAGGTAGGTCTCTGACTTCTGTGCAGTAATCACACGCGTTTGCAGGGTTCTCTATGTAACATGATAGGTATTGATATTTGATGGTGTCAGGGAACATTTTTGCCATACTAGAGCAGAAGGCCAGGATCAATTCCTCATCAGCCTTACCCCTCTTACAATCCCTATGTATATCTTTAAACATTTCGTCTGGATCTATCCAGGTTGGAGTTAACAACATGAGCTGCTATAACCTCCATTATATACTGTGCCAGGGTCAGAGGCTGAAGTCATATAACGTGGAGACCACCTGGCATACAAAAGGATAACCGCATACACTTCTCTCCACTCATCATTGTTAAGAAGTTGTGGCATTGTCTCCAGAAATTTACAATATGGTCCCGCCCACATTGGTTCAGTAATTCTAATAGCAACCTCTGGTCTATTTGCAACAGTCTTACAATATAGGTATGCCCAATGGGGATCAGTTATCATATCTCTTATTTCTGGAGTATCTTCTCCATCAGCACATCTTTGATATGCCCACTGAGAGATTTGCTTTGGGGTCATCCATTTAGCCCCCTCTATTTCTATAGAGTACCTCTGTTTTAAATCCTTCATAGTGTTCCTCTGTAAATTCAACTATCACTGATTCAATAAATGGCCACATATAATGATCAAAATATCTTATCCTCTCAATATCATTTGTATCAAGAAGTTTTGTTGTCGTCTTTGATATCTCAACTTCTCCATAACCTTTCAGAAAAACATTAAATTTATCTTCCGTTGTTGGGATACAAAATAATAGAGGACTTTTTGACTCCATTATTCTATCGTGTATTTCTCTCATTCTCTGAAAGAGTGTATCTGGTTTAGGGTTGGTTAGTTGCTTTGCTAAAATTTTATAAATCTTATCCATTTCCGGGTATCGGTAAGGCACCCCCTTGATTGCCAATTCGTCCTTTCCCGCACTATAAGCAATATACTTTTTTCGGTCGAAAGACAGTAAGATAAAATCATATCTCACTCTTTGTGGAAGAGGAATATAATTTTCTGTCTCCCTAAGAAATTGAGAAGTTATCAAACCATCGTACTGACGGACAATGATATTCTCCTCAGAGATTTCATTTAAAAGTATATATTCATCAATTGTTGAAATTGTGATATTTCGTAAAAACTTTCCTAATTCCTTATTATCTCGGATCCATAATCCGATCTGTATGTTCCTCTGTTTCTTATCCTCTCTATCTAGTTTTGATAAATCAAAACCAAATCTTTCGAGGATGGTATAATGACAGGCAGATATATCATGGAGAAAAACATTACTGATGTAGAGTTTACACTCTTGATTTATGTCCACTTTATGATCTCATTTTTGTTTATGTTCCACACATAGGATGTTTGTATCCCGGTCTCTGGATGAGTAAATACAAACTGAATTTCTTCTTTTTCTGTAACACTGGGCATATACTTATTCCTCTCACAATAGACTTTTGATCCCCTTACTAACTCTTCTACGCAGGCTTCTGAACAATTTGCCCTTACGAGACAGTCCCTGCATTTGCCCGCTGCTATTACCATTGTCATCTGTATTCCTTTCTATCTTCGTTGATGATGCACAAGCATATGATATTGTCGTTGTAGCCGTAGAGCTAGTTGGGAAACATCTTAATAGTTCACGCAAATCTTTAAATGTATCCTGACCATAAAATATCCTCAACCAGTCCGTCTTGGCATTACAGTATATACAACAATTCGTTTTTAGTAAACACCAGTTACACGGACTGGCCTCCCATAATTCATCCATAGATATGCTTGGTTGTCCAAAACTTACCATAACTTACTCCTAGATTAACCTTCAAATTCTGCTGCACTTTTAGTTCCCTCTGCAATATATAGACTTTCAGTATTCCAGTCATACCAATACCACCAGGATTTTTTGTCTTCACAATCTTCGCTACAAACTCTGACCACCAAACACTCTGTACATGGATCTATTACATCCCCGATCCCATCTTCACAATCTTCTTCACAAATGTTGACCAATACACAATTTTTACATACCTCACTCATAACATCATCCCTTTCCAACTAGAAGCCCATCTCTTTAGATATCTCCATGACTGTGTCAAGACTGATTGGTTTATAACCATGGACGTCGACTCCTACATTTAATATATTTTTTGTGGTTAAATAGTCATCGTGTGCATGACCACAAAGATACAACCTACTTCTATTCTCTTTTGCCCTCTTTGGATCATGTACGAGAGTAGCCTCAAAGTCTC